ATCTGAACAGAAAATTCAGTGCAGAAATTGTCACAGGTATTGAAGTAGATGATCGAGTTACTATCGAGACATACAAAGATAAGGACTCGTTTATCCTAGGAGTAGATAAGGATTACTACTCTGCTGGTACTAAATTCTTCAATGTAAATAAACCAGAAGAAGGTATTATTGATTGTTCTGGTTTTGGTGAGTTGTGGGAAGATGATAAGAAAAAGATCCGCGGTAAAGGGCGTTTGTTCAAATACTGGCAAGTGCTGAGTGAAGATACATCAGATAATTATGCAGCCAATTGCTTTTCTGATATTAAATGGGCTGCTAAATCTGCGTATAAAGCATTAAAAGATTGTCGAAATGATACAGAAGCTTTTGTTGCAATGCGGGATAGTTTCAAGTTATTATATCCAGAACCTAAGGTCGTCACTGGTTGGCGTGGTAATGAGATAACTATTGATTGGTTGTATGTGATGCAAGAGTGTTTTGATATGGCGCATATGCTACGCTGGGATGGTGATAAAGTGGATATTCGTCAGACAATGATTAAATTAGGAGTGATTAATGAGTAGAACAGAAGTTCATAAAGGAAAGGCAACACCGATGAACATGGATGTGTTTGAGTTCCTTACTAAACATCCAGAGCTGGTACAATTGGGATATAAAGACTGCGACGACATTTACGAAGTATTCTACAATGGCTTAACTTGTGGATATGAGGAATATATTCTAATCGAAGATATGGTGTGGGAGATCGATAATCAAGAGTTAGACCCTTACGGTTTTTCATTTGCTGAGAAGAATCCAGACGGTAGTTTTACTTACTTTGTTAGTTTCTACAACGGTGGTTGTTCTTTAGGTGAGGCTATCCAAGAAGTTGTGGAGAATGCTGCGTGACAGTACCATCTAAAGCAGATATTGAGAAAAAGAAGAAAGAGTTAGAGAAGCACATGAAGCATCTCGATGTTGATGGTTATATTAAACCTAACAAACTCTTAGATATGATTAGATCTTCTTTAAGAAAAACATGGATGTCTTCACCACAAAAACTAGCTTACTTGGAGATGACTCGTATACCAGATATGAATCCAGCGACTAGGACAAAGTGGTTGTGGAGGTGCGAGATATGTGGTGGGTTATTCAAGCTGGATGAGATAAACGTAGACCACATTAACGGAAACCACAGTTTTACTAAACTTTCTGACTTTGAGAATTATGCCGAAAATATATTGAACGTACCTTTAACTGGTTTACAAATTCTGTGTGTTGAAGATCATGAAACCAAAACCTACCTAGAACAGCATGGATTGTCGTGGGAAGAAGCTGCGAGAATTAAGAAGGCAATTAAATTGGAGAAGGAAACTGGTGGCAAAGGTAAAGGTGTTGCGGCGAGGCAGAAGAAATATTTACTTTCTAAAGGTTTCAAATCCAAAGATATTGGTAATGACACTGAAAGAAGAAAGTGCTACTTAAAACTAATCGATCAGGAGAATAAGATTTGATACTCAAACAAAAGGCTTTAAATAAGTGTAGAAGTTTGCTTTCACACAACCTAAGAGTGCTCTTTGAATGTAAAGGCAGTATTAAATACGATGAAGATGGTTATGCTTTAGTGTTGGGCGTAACTGCAAGCACAATCGAGACAGCACAGCGACTGTGGTTCTCAAAATTAAAAGAGGAGATTAAGATTTGACAAATTTAGCATTATCTAAACGGTTATTAGCCCTTAGTGGAGATGACTTCATTGAGCTATTAGAAACTGGAACACTATACAAACTCTACCCTGAACTAAAAGGAGAGTTGTTCAACGTTGGTCAGTTCTTAGAAGCTAAAGAACAATACGAAACACGATTGAAAGCAGAGCAAGCTGCTGAGCAATTCTTGTATTCTATTTGTGAATTCACAGGGAGTGACCCTAGTGATATTTATGATCTTCTAGTAGAACATCAAGAAGATATTATTCTAATGTTGGAAGCTGAAGAATTAGATTTAGAAGATATTTTTCATCGGGTACGAGGTGGTTAATGATTTACGAGGTTATTCGAGATATTAGTGATATTGATACAGCTATCCGAGCACTAGTTAATGAAGCTGTGGAAATTGAACGTGAAGAAGTGGAAACAGAGTTCAACATGAAACTTGACGATTTGCGTGATGAAAATGAAGCATTACGACAAACAATTCGAGAGCTTCAACAAGAATTAGAAAACATTGATCGTTAATCATAGGAGAGATACATGCAAGAATGGCAAAAGAAAGCCTTAGAGTTACGTGGTACTATGGGTAGTCGTGCAATCGGTAAGATCGTCGGTAAAGGTAAGAGTACAATTAATTCGTTCTTCGCCCGACATGATATGATGTTAGATACTGATGATGTTCAGGAAGATGAAGAAGTGGCTGATGTTGTGGAATATGATCCAGACTTGGATATTCTAGTGGCTAATCCTGATTTTAGTGTTAGCAATCTAGCTAAGCGCTTACGTGCTGCACAGAAAGCCAATACGCAATTACGTCGAATCCAGCGTGAAGTTTTTGATACAACACCCGACCATGAGAGCTTTCTTGACAAGTTAGCAAACACAGTTAAGATTCTGAACTACACGACAATCAACTCTGTGATTGTTCCTAAGACTAAAGGGCAACGAGCCACGCTGGAAATTCTATTCAGTGACATGCAGATTGGTAAGTTGTGTGCAGACTATAGCACTGTCGTAGCTAAGGAGCGAGTCAAGAAATTCCGTAAAGGGATCGAAGATGTATTAGCTAAACCTGAATACAACTATGAGCGTATTATCTTGGCTTCTATTGGTGATATTGTAGAGGATCATTTGAAACATGGTGTGGGTAGTGCTACAGCTTGCGATAGCGGTTTAGCTGAGCAAATGGCTAATGCTATTGAAGTGATCTGGACTGAACTTGTGGCTCCACTAGGACATACTGGTTTACCTGTAGATGTAATGTGCGTAGCTGGCAATCACGGAAGTTCTCAGCACAAAGGAATGGACGTTTACAAAGCTGGACTATTCTCTTACGATTACGCAATATATAAAGCTTTAGAGCTATTAGCTAAAGCTGCTGGGCTAGATAACGTGAACTTCGTTATTCCAGAAGGTGTATTCGGTTACTTGAATATCTACGGCAATTATGCTATCTATGAACACGGTTATTTCAATAACGTGTCAGAGAAAGGCATGTACGACCAGATGAAAAAGCGTGGCAATCAGATCAAGAAGCATGTAGAATACTATCGGCAAGGTGACAAGCATAACGTGCAAATGTTCGATTGTGGTAAGCTTGTACTTAACGGCGCATTCTTCGGTAACGATAACAGTGCTACTGAGTATTCTGGCGTGTTAGGTTTCTCTGCTGTTCCTGCTCAAGTGGTTATGGTGCATTGCCCTGAAGAACACTTAGGTCGGAATACGGTGAAAGAATTTATTTGTGTTCAGTTGGCTTAAATAAGTGTTGACATTCTACGTGTGTATCGGTAAAATAATCGTCCATGCAGCGTAGAATGTCTTTAATTGAGGAGAGAGAAAATGAGCTTAAAATTTCCATTTAAATTTAAACATGTATTAACTGATGAGGTTTTCTTTGCAGATGTACACGAAGACTACGTTGTTGTCAGTTGGATTGATAATGCGGGGTATCGACAACGAGGTTACAATTTTTCCGATGTTAACCACTTTATTAAAAACAATAACTGGGTAATCATTGAAGAACCTTCACCTCTCGTAGAGATTACTCAAGATGAGTATAATACTCTCGTAGAAGAAATTAACTTACTTCAAGACTTACTTGCTGGGGCTAATAAGCGCATTGAGGAGCTTGAAGCGCAACCAACAGGTTGCCTCCCAAAGCAATTCAAACCAATCTCTGAAATGACTTTAGAAGATTGGGAGCAAGTTGAAAAAGAATATGCTGTGTTTTTAACTAGCCAATCCGAGGAAGTAATCATCGAAGATGTTAATAATGGTCTCATATTCTTTAGTAAATACAACCTTGGCTTTTCAACTAAAGGTAAGCATGTTGGTGTCCCTGATGGATACTACATTGTAGAACGTATTCGTTAATAGTCAGAGAAGGAGAGAATATGAGCAGTAAACAATTTATCAAAGATGCAATCCGTACAGAGTCACCAAATTATTTCCCACAAAATCATCGCATTGAACATGCCATTGATGGTTGTGTAACTGAAGCTGGTGAATTACAAGATGCCTTAAAGAAAGCAAAATATTACGGTAAAGAGTTAGACCTAGTAAATGTCAAAGAAGAAGCTGGCGACATCTTATGGTATCTAGCTATCTTATTCGATGAGCTTGGAACTGACTTTGAAACAGAGATGAACCGAGTAATCAATAAACTGAAAACTCGTTTCCCAGATAAGTTCACAGAGGAAGATGCTTTTAATCGTAACTTGGCTGCTGAACGTGAGGTGTTAGAACAATGAATGAACAAGTAGTGACAACATGGAAATTTGAATATACTCACCAGAATCACAGCGTATTCCGTGGAACAATTAAAGCTGTTAGTGTTGAGAATCGAGACACACAAATGTTAAGCTTGTTGTATCAGCGTTACAGACGTAAGCTAAGTTTAGATGGTGTTGTGTTTACTGAAATTAAGGAGTAGTATTTTGGAAGTTAAGCATTTTAAAGATAAGTTAGAAGTTACAGCAATTGGTATTACAACGCCTTTAGTAGATTATATTCCAGATAGTGAAGGGTTAATCAGCTATCAAGCCCGTGTGAGTAATGAAGGGACGCAGTTAGAATTTGAAACAGCAGACCGCTTATTAGCTTATTGTGCGCGGCATGGTCACTGGTCTATTTTTGATATGTCTAACCTAGTTATTGAGATTAAAGCTCCACGAGACATTAGTCGTCAAGTATTACGACACAGCTCAGCCAAGTTCCAAGAGTTTAGTCAACGTTATGCTGACGTTACAGATGATATGTTCTGTTTACGTGACTTACGTATGCAAGATAATAAGAATCGTCAGAACAGCTTAGAAGGTAAGTTCACAGAAGAACAAGAAGCTGAGTGGTTTGCAGATCAACAAGAAGTCATTGAGTTGGTGCAAGCCAAGGTGAAGAAGTGGCGGAGCTTAGATGCTGCCAAGGAATGCACCCGTGTATTTATGCCTGAAGGTCTCACCATGTCTAAAATGTATATGAATGGAACTGTTCGCACATGGATTCACTATACAGGACTACGTAAGAAGCGTGGCGAGACACAAGCAGAACACTGTGATGTCGCAGATAAGTGCCGTGAGTATTTGTTGCAACACTTCCCCGCCCTATGTAAAGTATTGGAGGAATCCAAATGAAATTAGATGATTTACCTACAATTGATAAAACTTGGTATGATCCAGATTACGTTGTATCAATGGCTGACATTGCTCAAACAGAATTATGTAAGCAAGGTTATTGTAAGGTAGATGATGACAGCGTATTACGTGCTGTGTTACACTTAATGGGGATGGATATTAACCGTCCATATTCAGAATCTAGTTTAGGGGATGCTTCTTTTAGAAGCCCTCTCACTGGTCAAGTACAGAAAGGTGGTAACATCTTCACTGGGTATATGCGACAAGATCCTACATGGAAGAAACAAGGTTTCCGAATCACACAGCAATACTTATTCGGTGACAAATTGAATGAAGTGATTGAGTTATTAGAGAAGAAGGAAGTATGATGTTTGAAAAAGGCGTTGTAGTATTTAGTGGTAAAGATTGTCCGTCTTGTAAGACATTAAAAGACACTTTAAATAGTAAGGGTGTTGAGTATTCTGAGTATGATATTTGGGACAATCCAGAAGCGATGCGGTTTATTATGGATAAAGGTTTCCGTAGCATTCCTCAGTTGTTTAAGGATGGCGTTAAGGTGGGTGTTGAAGATGTCTGAACTAAAGATTAGAACTCCCACACTATCTTTTGTAGAGCATTATCCTCAATTTCGTGAGATGGCAGACCAACAACTTAAAGTGTTATGGTTTTGGGACGAGATTAAGTTAGAGAAAGATATTCAAGATATTCTGGTGAATATGACAGAAGCTGAACGACATGGTGTTATTACCGTACTACGTTTGTTCACTTTGTACGAACTGTTTGCTGGTGCTGATCACTGGTGCGGAACGATGCTCAAGCGTTATCCACGACCTGAAATCCAAGCAATGTGTACTGTGTTCGGTAGTATTGAGTTAGGTGTTCACCAGCCGTTCTACGCACGTTTAAATGAGCTTCTAAACCTGAATACTGACGAGTTCTATCTGAGTTATGTAAACGACCCTATTCTGAAAGAGCGTATTGAGTTTGTTGAAGCGCTGGTAGACAATGAAGATGAAAGTGAATTAGGCCAGTTGATTTCTACTGGTGCATTTAGTATGATTGAAGGGGCTGTGTTATACTCGTCATTTGCTTTCTTGAAACACTTTCAATCGCAAGGGAAAAATAGAATTGTTAACGCTGTGCGCGGTATCAACTTCTCATCTGTTGATGAAAACATGCACAGTGAAGGTGGCGCAGCATTATTCAAACAACATAAAGCAGAGTTGTTAGAGAGAGAGCTTTACGTTGGGTATACTGAATCGGCATTGAAAACTAAGTTAATTGACATCGCCAATAAGATACGCGAACACGAATATCGTATTATTGATATGATCTTCGAGAAGGGTAAGATTGATGGTATTACAGATGTTCAGTTAAAGCATTTCGTAGATAGTCGCTTGAATGTTTGTATGGTAAACTTAGGCTATGAGAAGTTATACGAAGTGAAGTATAATCCAATTGCTGACTGGTTTTATAATGGCCTAAACAACT